CCTTTAAATTAAGAATAACCGCTAAATCGGAATTTTATTCCAACACTGTTTTTTCACAGATGGAAAAATTTGGCGCTGAGGGTGAGAACTTGTCGCGTTTTTACCAGTAATATCATACCCGTGCTGGTCGAGCCTATCTACTAATCCTACATCCCATGCGGCTTATTCGTTATTCGGGCCGGCTTCGTTGGCCCCTTCTCGAGGATCGAAGCCATATGACCAACCGCCACGACTGCCTGGCCATCTTTGGTGTTTATAACCAGGGCGTCCGTTAGGACCTCCGAAAGTGTCCCGGTAAATTCTTTGCCTGAAGTCAACGTAACACTGACCTCTTTCCCGCGAAACGAATTTAGGATATCAGATAGGGATTTCATCAGGCTCCCCTTTTCAGTCTACAATATTTAAATCTTCGCATACATAGACTGCGACGTGCGGCTATGCGATCTTTCGCACCAGGATCTCGCAACACCTGCACCGGGGGTGCCGGGGGGGTCCTCGCCCTCCGCCTCGATCGAAGTCGCCGGAGGGGAGCTCCGCCCTCGCACCGTCGAGCCCTTCGCAGACAGGGCATAGCCGATCGTCTGGGGTTACGAGCCAGCTCCTTTCGTATTTCGCGGGGTCCAGGATGCCCCGCTCCACAGCCCCGGCATTGGCCGCTCGTTGCCCTTCATTGGCCGCCGTGTGGCTCTCTGTGAGGGCGATAGTCTCCGCCCTCGTCCGGAGAAGCCGGTTCGCGTACCTCTCGACCGCCCTGTCTGCTCCGGGACCCATGCTCTCCTCGAAGGCTCGGAGGCGGTCCACCTGTTTGGGATGAAGGCCGATAAGCTCCTTGATCCTCTTCGTCTGCTCCGGGATCGCGAGCCCCTCTTCATGGCCCGCCAGGATGATCTTTCGGATCCCCTCTTTCGTGGTCCGGTCGACGTACTGGACTTGATCGCCGGCATACTTTTTGATCCATTCGATCGACTCCGGCCGGACGAGATCGAGAGATACTCCTAGGCCGGTGGTCCGGCCGATGTATTCGAGCTGCGACTCGATCGACTCCATAAAACAAGCTTCAATCTGTGGGGAGGGATCGAATATGGTTACGGGCATATTTCGACCGTCTAGCCGGACGTCTTCAGCCCACTGGAGGAAGGCCTGGGAGATCGTCCTCGCCCATCGGTCGCCTATCTCCACAGTTGTGGGGAGGGGATCGCCGGGCCTTCCGGGCCATCACTCGATCCCGCCGAGAAGTAGCTCTCTGTGGCTTTCCTGTCCTCCGAGATCTACCACAATTTTGGCCTTCACCACTTCGTAGGTCGGCCAGTCGACCCCGTCCTTCACCAGCCTGATCTGGTCGCCATCTTTGAGGGGGGCCTCACAGATCACTTTGGCGTCGGAGAGGGCTATCTCCTGGGTAGCCTCGCCCTCCTTGATCTTGAGGTAGTTCGAGGTCTTATCCTCCCATCGGCATGGGAACTCGACCCACGCTCCGATCTCGTCCCCTCCAGCGTTGCACGCCACCACCCGGAGGCCGAGCTCCGGATCGCTTCCCATGTTCGTGGTGACGGAAGTCAGTTCGTCGTAGAGCTGGGTGGTCGTCTTCTCAAGCTCGCCGTAAAACCCGTCGAAGGTCAGGGTCTGGGATACGGGGTTTTCGTTGTATGTCCCCGCTACTATGGCCTGCCTGTTCCCAGCCGAATAGGATCGGACGACCTTAACCTTAAACGGGTCGTCGAGGGGGAGGGAGCCGAGCGGGACGTTATCCTTTGCCGGCCCGTTATAAAATTCTCCTGTAACGTAATATTTGGCGGTCTGGTTGAGGTAGCCGGAGATCAGGCTCATCTCGCCCGCGCCCCCTTTGCCAGGTAGGGCTCCAGCAGCCTGTAAGCCGTCCAGGATATGAGGGGTGTTCCCTTGATCCCGCCTCCCTGCATCGCAGGGTCGAAGGTCTCGGAGAGGTCGGAGATCCGGAAGCTCTTCACCCCACTGGCCTGGAGGGCTCTTCTCTCATCGCCTGTGGGGGTCAGTCTCGCCAGGATCTCCTCGCAAACTGCATCTTTGATCGCCTGGGGGACCACGACGTTATCATCGGCGTCTCGGTCTGCGACCACCCAACCCTGGCGCGTCTTGATCAGTCTCGGCCACTGGAGGGGCTGGGAGGAGATGTCGGTCTCATACTTCTTACCCACAAAAGGGAGAGAATCCACAAGCTTGGAGGAGTACTTCAGGGCGTCCTCTTGCTCCGCCTCGGTGGCGTCGGTCCAGGCCGAGGAGCCGGGTCTATCGGCCACGTATGCGCCCATCTCGCCGCTTGTAATATATTCAGCCATTGAATCGTACCTCAGAGAAGTGTGGGGGAAGCCCATGGAATGGGCCTAGGTGCGAGCCCTTTGAGGCTTCCCCCTATGGCTAACGCTGACCAGCGTGATGTTTCAAGGCAGAGCGTAGGCCTCGATCGTCCCGGCGATGTTCGTCCCGGTCGTGTCGGTTATGTCGATGTGGATCGTTCCGTCTGCCTGGAGGTATCGAGCCGTCTCAATGGGTCCGATACAGAACTCATCGTTGGCGACCACGTCGTCGCCTCTCACAAGGTCGCCGAGACCTCGCCTAAAGGCAGGGTGAGCGGTTCCGGCCTTCAGAGTCACCGCGCCGCCGGTTCCCGTTCCCGCCGAGATGTGGACGAGGATCAGCAGCCTCTTGAAGTTGGCCCCGGCGGCGATGTAGTGATGGTTGGACTTGTCGATCGCGTCGGGTGCCGCTCTGTCGGCCCATGCGCCGTTAAGCTCGTTTACGGTAATTTCGGATCTGGTTGCCATTTTTCACCACCTCAGCTCGGAGCACAAGTCAGAACGCAGAGACATTCAGGATCGATGACCTTCGCGCCGTAGCAGTGAAGGCCCCGGAGGGCGTCGGCGAAGAACTTGTCNGGCCTGTAAGCCTCGGTCTCGTTCACAGAGTCGGCGAAGGTCGTCGCCCTGCTGACACCAGCCAGGACCTTGTAGTGGTCGCCCGCCGTGTTCGGTACGTTGTTGGACTGGAGGANGTCGAAGCCGTAAAGGCGGCCTATCTGACCGTTCTTCATCACTCCCTCCACAGCAGACCACNTGGGGAGATTCACGGCGTCCTCCTGGAGAAGCCACTTCGTCACCCAGGGCGGGATGATGANCCATCGGCCCTCAAAGGGGACATTGGCCTCATCGAGCTTCTGTTTGACCTCCAGGAGCTCCTCGGACACCAGGTCGGTCGTTCCGTCGAAGATCTTGTCGGACCCGTCNGCCCCCACAGCAGAGCCGGCCTGAGCGGCCATGATCCCTGCGATGTACTCGTCGGCGACCTCGGCGAGCCGATAGGCCGCGTCTCTGGTGGCGGATTCCATCAGCCGGACGTTCATCTGAGCCTTGTCGATGTCCTCGATCCTGAAGTTGAAGCTCTTGGCCTGAGTGATCTCCAGGGTGGTGGAGGCGTCGTCCAGTTCCTCAGGATCGGAGAGGCCGGTGCTCTTGTCGTAGTTGTCGATGGTTATCGGGCCGTGGGCGGTGATCCTCACCGTGCCGCCTTTGCCCTTGATGTCGCCTTCATAGTCCCGGTTGATAACTTCGGACTGACCGTAAACCAGGGCCTTCTGGAGACTCTGGAGGATTTGGGCGGCCCAAACCTCGCCTATGAAATTCGTTATTGCCATGCTATCTTACCTCAAAGTGCCCTCTTTCATTTGGGCCTTGATCTGGTCCATGTTGGCGATGATTTCGTCTGGCTTCATGGCCTTCACGGCCTCACGGGTTAGGGGTTTCTTGACCTCGCCCGGAGGGTTGCCAGCGCCGCCCACAGGCTCTTTGGGCCCGATCTCTTTCAGCAGCTTCTCGCCGTCGGCTTTCAGCTCCGCCTCGGTTGTACCCTGGAGGCGTCCCGCCAGGGATGGGGGGAGCTTCAGATCGGTGACGATCTTCGCTTTCAGAGAGTCCAGGGTCTTGGATTCGTGCTCCGCCAGCTTCGCTTTGAGATCGGCATTTTCAGCCTTTATCTCGTCATAATCGGCGAATTTCGCCTTCTCGCGGTTGACCCGTTCCTGGACTATCCGGTCCACATCAGCCTGAGTGAATTTCTTTTCATCATCGGTCATGGGTTTGAATCTCCGAAGTTCACGGCCTTCGTTTGCCTATTTGTATAATTGGTCCGGCATTCTATATAAATGTTTGTCCTTTTTGTACGAAACCGGGCGGTAAATTTGCCATTAGAGGAGAGGCTCGACGGCCCCTCCCATCTCGGCCTTGATCCTCGCCTCCTCGGCGTCCAGGTCCTCTTCGGTGGCGTCAGGGTCCAGCCTGGAGAGGGACCCCCATATCGAGGTAGCCATCGCTCCCCGTCTCGTCGCCTCCACCTTCGCACCTTCCAGGGGGTCCCGGGGGAGGTTCTCACGCCATTCAATGGTGAGGTTATCGAGCCCCTCGGCGCCCCCCATCCTGGAGGCGACCTCCAGCTCGGCTGTGGTCCTCAGGACCTCCAGAAGGCCAGGCTTGGCCCGGAGCCGGAGCCGCCCCACCTTCGCCAGGGTGGGGAGGAGGAGCCTCTTGAGGGCGCTACCGCTCTCTGCTAGGCCGCTCTTGGTCTCACCGAAGGCAGCCGGCGACAGCTCGGCCATGACGTAGAGCTGGGAGAGAAGGGTCTCGATTTGGGTGAAGGTGGCGCCCATATTGGCATCCCAGGTGATGACCTCCGGGGGCCTCTCGCCCTCGT